AATGTACTACCTTGAAACAATTCTTCCTATTGTGCGAAAAATTAACTTTGCTTTAGAGCGTCATTTTGGTTTTGAGATTTCCGAAGACGTAACTAATATTCCTGCTCTTCAGCCCGAACTACGAGATCAAGCTCAGTATTACTCAGCATTAGTTAATACAGGCATCATAACACCTAACGAGGCACGAGAGGCAATTAACTTCGAGCCTATAGAAGGTTTTGACGATTTAAGAGTCCCCGCAAATATAGCAGGAAGCGCAACAAACCCTGAAGAAGGCGGTAGGCCCACAGAAGAAGGAGAAGAATAAATGGCAGTTCGAGTAAAACAGACAGTATTAGATATTGCGTACAAGCAGTTTAAAGAGTTTGGACTACCTCTAGATATTGAGTATAAGTCATATACAGGCATTGTAGGAGCAAAAGAAGCCCTTTCACCTCCTTCAGTAAAAAGAAGTTTTAAGGCATGGAAGTATTTACTTCATGCACTAAAAAAGCACCACCCAGATTTAGTTAAGAAACCGGAGCCAAAACCTGCTCCAAAACCTGCTCCGAAGCCGAAAGTAGCTCCGAGCAAGCCTGCTAAAGCAGAAAAGAAGAGTGAAGACTGATGGAAAAAATCTTTAACCTTACTTCTACCTTTAAGGCTTTTGATGAAGACGATGACGGTGGCGTTCACATTTGTGGAATGGCAAGTACTGCCGACTTCGATCGTGCTGGGGATACAATCTCAGCAGAAGCATGGACTAAAGGCGGTCTCGGTAACTTCGAAAAGAATCCTATTATTCTTTTCAATCACGATTATAACAAGCCTATTGGACGTGCTACAGGACTTAAAGTCACTGAAAACGGTCTTGAATTAAAGGCTAAAATTTCTAAGTCTGCGCCAGATCATGTTGCGCAGCTTGTAAAAGAAGGCATTCTTGGAGCATTTTCTGTTGGTTTCCGAGTCAAGGATGCTGATTACTTATCGGAAACCGACGGATTAAAGATTAAGGATGCTGAGTTGTTTGAGGTGTCGGTTGTTTCCGTACCCTGTAATCAAGCAGCTACTTTCTCTCTGGCGAAGTCGTTTGATTCTATTGAAGAATATAATGAGTTCAAAAAAACTTTCACTAATAGTGTAGATCTAGCCGGTCAGTCTCTGGCTAAGGATGAAGATTCATTTGAAGCTAGTGATACACCGGATGGAACTGAAAAGTCAGTTCAAAAGGAGATAAATATGTCGGAAGTAACTACTGACAAAGTCGACCTGGACGCTTTTGCTAAGAAGGTGGCGGAAGAGACTGCTGCTAAAATTGCAATGAAGCAAGCCGAGTCAAAAGCTGTAGAAGAAAAAGCAGCACAAGAAGTTGAAGCTAAGGCGCAAGTCGAAGCAGAAGCTAAACAAGTTCAAGAGCGAGCTATTACTACTGGTATTGAGTCGGGCGTAGATCGTCTTATGGCTGATGTAGAAGCTAAGCTTGCTGAAAAAGACGCTAAGATTGACGAAGTAGTTAAGTCTTTCCAGCAGCAGCTTGAAGAGAAGAGCGAAGAAATCACAAAGATGCGTGAGTCTAAGCGTGTATTTGCTGATCGTTCAGAAGGCGATACTGTCTCTAAGTGGGGCAAAGAGTTCATGAACGCACACCTTCTCGGTGTAATGACTGGTAAGGGCATGGAAGGCACTTCATACGGTCGTGGTGTTATGGAGAAAGCTGGCGTAACTTATGCCTCTGCACAGCCTAACATTGCTACTGAAGTATCTGGTCAAATGGAAAAAGAAATCATGCGTGAGCTACGACTCGCAAGTGTTTTCCGTGAGATTCAAATTAACTCACAAGCACAAGTACTGCCAATTCAGCAGGATACTGGTTTGGCTACGTTCCAGACTGGCGCTGCTACTGCAGGTAACTTGACAACTCGCGGCGGAGCTACTCCACAGCCTTCACAGGTTGTATTGAAAGCATTCCGTTTGATCTCTACCACTCTCATGGACAACCATGTAGACGAAGAGATTCTCATCAACTTGATGCCTTTACTGATTGAATCTGTTGCTCGTTCACACGCTCGCGCTGTAGACGATGCTATCTTGAATCATGATGCTACTGGTTCTGATGACTTCAGCGGCTTGATTAAGACTGCTGGAACTAACATCTTCGATACTTCTGTATCAGCCGCAGCACTTGCAACTACTTCGGTAGACGCAGCTGACTTCTTATCCGCTCGTAAGCAGATGGGTAAGTATGGTATGATGCCTGATGAGCTCGTTTATGTTGTTTCACAAGCTCGTTACTACGACCTTATTGCTGATACCGGCTTCGCCGATATTACCGATGTAGGTTCTGACGTAGCTACCAAGCTTACTGGTCAGGTAGGTTCAATCTTTGGTACTCCTGTGATTACCTCTGATAACTTCCCCGCAGAAGCTGATAATGCTTGTGTTGGCCTCGCAGTCAACGTTCGTAACTTTGCTATCCCACGCCTCCGTGGTGTGAACGTAGAGCAAGACTACGAAGTAATGAACCAGCGTAACGTTATCGTTGCTACTCAGTCACTTGGCTTTAACCAGCTAGTTGCTGATACTTCGGCTGACGTATCCGTAGTTCGTTTGAACGCAGTAGCTTAATAGCTCTGTAAACTGGGGAGGGTTTCCTCCCCAAGTTTTTACTAATTAATTTATGGCAGACTTAACTACATTAAATGATTATAAAGCAGCAGAAGGGATTAATAGTCCTAAAGATGATGCTCGCCTTAACTTTTTGATCCCTTCCGTGAGTCAATTAGTAAAAACTTATTGCGGTAATAGTTTTGTAGATTACTACTCTAGTAGCAAAACTGAAACTATAAATGTTGAATGGGATACTTATATCGTACAATTAACGGAGAGTCCTATTGTTAGCGTAACCTTGGTTGAAGAGAGAGAGTCTTATGAAGATTCTTATAAAACTCTTACAACCTCAGCGCACGAATATTTTGTAGATACTGGAACAGATAGTATCATCCGTACAACTGCTGGTAGTACGTATAAGAATTGGCGTCGTGGCCCAGGTGCAGTTCGTGTAACTTATACTGCAGGGTATAGCGCACTTCCACTAGATTTAAGACTTGCAGTTTTTGATTTAATTACTTACTACTTAAAAGATGAACATAAAGAGCGGCGCTCTATTGCAGGTGCTAGTATTCAGAATCAAGCAAGCTCAAGTCAGCGTAATAATGTAGCTTTTCCTGATCATATTAAACGCGTACTTGATTTATATAAAAACTTTTAATGAGTAGCGCAGCCTTAAAAAGACTAGCTAACTCAATTCTTAAAGATTTAGAGGAAACAGCAAATAACGCTGAAAACGATGCCCGTAAGCAGTTAGAAGATCAAATAGGACAGATTTTAATAATTAACAAAACACGCTTTTCTATGACGCTAATTAATCTAGTACCAGAACTAGCAGGCGATGAAGGAAAGGCAGCTAGAAAGGATATTTGGGATGCCTATAGCAAAAGACTAACTGGATTAAAATCTCAAGTTCCTGCCGATAGACTTGCAGAAATGAGGGAACTATACGGTCCTGATGGGGAAAAGATACCTGGTAAACGCCCAAATGATTATGTTTTTTTCATAAAAACTTATGGCAGTGCAAAAAGAGCAAAAGGGGAAGTACTGCAAGAAATAGTTAGGAAGGTTCTTAAAACATACGAAAAAAAGTTTAGTGAAGAAAATTTAGCACGTCTAGGCGGAGCAGACAATAAAACTGGATCGCAGTTAGGGCACGCAGAAGAAGGGCTAGGATATGCTGCTTCATCCTTGCGAGTAGCAAGAGCCCAGAAAATGTTACAAAGCTCATCTATAGCGAAAAAAGAAAAAATAGCAGATATTATAACTGATTTTGAAAATACAATAGGTCTAACTATTGACCACTCTCAGATTGTTAGTGCTCAAGGATTAAAAAAGGATTATACACCAATTTTATCTTGGCAAAAAGCAGTATCTAATAATACTTTAGCCAAATTAGAATCCCAAGCCATTAGAAGTTTTAAAGAAAAGTTGAAAGATATTGGAACTCTAGAAAGCTCAACAAAGTTAGTAAATGCAATAGGGATGGTAATGCTAGACGCTTTAGCCCCTGAAAAAGCATCTAATGTAAGAGTTACCGGAAAGAGAAAAAAAGTTGTTAAAGAAGAAAGTAGGGCTGAGGTCGAGGGTAAGTTTAAAGGTAAAAGAAAAACTCGTGCAGTAAGAGACAACACAGTACCTAAGAGTGTTGCCCCAAAAAAGAAAAGGAACAGGGGCCCGTCTTCTACCCCCTTAGCATTACTAGGTATTTTTAATAGTGAACTTCCGAGAACACTACAAAAGAATATGAGAGACCCGGCATTAAACTACCAGTCGGGAAGATTTGCAAACAGTGTAAGAGTTATGGATGTAAATACTACTTCAAAAGGCTATCCAAGCTTTGGATTTAGCTATCAAAAAGATCCTTACCAAGTATTTGAAATGGGAGTAGGTAGAGAGCCTTGGGCAACCCCCGATAGAGATCCTCGTAAGCTTATTGATAACTCTATGCGAGAGATTGCAGCAAAATATGCTGTAGGACGATTTTTCACAAGGAGGCTATAATGACGAGTAGTAGTAGACAATATTCTAGCCGAAGAGCGGCGATTACAAAAGGACTATCAGAAGCACTCGCACAGATAGACGGAAGAGGTATTTTTCATACAGCAGTCGCAGAAGTAAGCCCAAGACTTAAGTTCTGGGACGAAGTGGAAGAGTTTCCTGCAATCCATTTAAATGCGGGCTCAGAAAGACGAGAATACCAAGCAGGTGGATATAAGGATAGGTATGTCAATATAACGGTACGCTGTTATGTAAATGAAGAAAATTCAGTAGAAGCTCTCGACGAATTGCTTGAAGACGTAGAAACTGTGTTAGAAGATAGCAGTAGGCTTAGATATTACGATAGAAATGGTCTAGAGCAATTTACTCAGCAAATCTCAATCATTAGTATAGATACTGATGAGGGAGTGTTAGATCCTTTAGGGGTAGCAGAAATACTTATAGAGGTTCGATATTAGAAACGACTGGCACGAACAAAAGTTCACGACCAAGTCTTTTCAAAGTTCATAGGAGATAAACTATGGCTCAACAATTATATTTTAGTAGAGACTCGAAACTCTTTATAGAGTGGAGCGGAACTACAGGACTTTGGGAAGTGCCAATTCTAGATGGATTTAGCTTTTCTCAAGCAACAAACTCATCAGAGATTACTCTAGCCGAGATGGAAAGTACTACTGGCTCAAGCCGACGGGGTCGACGTTTGTTTAACGACTCCTTAGCCCCTGTGGAGTGGTCCTTTAGCACGTATATGCGCCCCTTTAAATCTGCCGGCGGCGGCGCTGCAGGAAATGCTGACAATGCTGCAGAGGTTCACTCAGTAGAGGAAGTTCTTTGGGCTTTAATGGCTGCTTCGGACACTTATAGCTCTTATCAGTTTACTAGAGCAGCTAATGCCGTATCCGGCCCTGTAGTTACTCCAGGTACGGGGTCTGAGACAATTACTTTTGCAGAAAGTAACCGTTCGGTACTTCCTACCGCAACTCTTTACTTTTTTGTAAATACCGCGGAAGCCAATCCTGTAGTATACAAATTAACCAATGGTGCTGTAAACGAAGCGTCCATTGACTTTGACGTTGATGGTATTGCTACAATTAATTGGTCGGGCTTTGCTAAAGAGATTACTGATTTTAGCGGCTCTGTAATCAGACAGGCAGCTCAACCAAACAATGGAGAGACGACTATAGACACCACTGCCGTTGCAGTAGGCGATATATGGATTGACTCTGATAATGATGATGCTTTTCATATTATGACAAATATAGGGGCAGGTACTGAAGCGGATGTACAAGCAATTGACGAAGGCACTTCTGCTACAAATAACTTTATTCGTAACCGTTTGACACAGCTTGCTATTACTGCCGACGATACGACTACTTTTCCCGGCGCTTCTAGTAACGGAATATACACTTTGACACTTACCGGCGGAAATATTACCATTACAAATAATCTAACTTATCTTGTGCCGGAAGAGCTAGGCCTTGTAAACAAGCCAATAGAAAATATTACTGGCGCACGTTCAGTTTCAGGAAATTTTACTTGCTATCTTGCCTATGAGGACACAGGAAACAATGGAACGTCAACAGACTTCTTTAATGATTTGACAACTACTGGCTCACTAGAGCAGGTAGTAAACAAATTCGATCTTATCTTTAAGGTTGGTGGAAGCGCTGCAGACAACTCCGTACCCGAAGTGCAGTTTCATCTAGATAAAGCACATATTGAGATTCCGTCTCACTCTATTGAAGATGTTATTTCATTAGAGACTAGTTTCCACGGACTAGGTGACTCGATTGGAGATACTGACGAGGTAGCAATTACTTATTATGGGCCTGTTCCAACTTAATCTACTATTTACTACGACTAACCCGCTTCGGCGGGTTTTTTCGTTAAGGTACTAAAAAATATTTCTTGACATTTCTCCTAGTGTTCGATATAATATCTCTATTAATTTCATAACAGCTTTAAAAGGATAAAAAATGAGTGATTCACCTGTTTCTTTAGCGAGTCTAATGATTCCAAGTAAAACCGTAACAATTGACTTTCCTGGGTACTCTGGTACTACAGTCGATCTATGCTACTTGGCAAGAGAAGAATTGTTAAAGTTACGAAAAAAATGTGTAACTAGTAAGTTTGATAAAAAGACACGACAGCCCGAAGAAGTACTTAACGAAGAAAAGTTTTTAGTAGAGTATTGTTCCGCAGTAATTAAAGGATGGTCAGGATTTAAATATCGGTACCTAGAAGAGCTTCTTTTGGTAGATGTTTCAAGCCTTGACCCTGATGATGAAATGGTCTATACTCCAGATAATGCAGAGCTCTTAATGAAGAACTCCTCTGTATTTGATTCGTGGGTAACTGAAACTGTAGGTGAACTAGAAAATTTTACGGACAACAAGTAGCTCAGATACAAGAGCTGCTTGAGAGATATGTCCGAGAATCCTCACAAATAGATGTAGATAAATATCTTCTTATTTGTGAACAACTAGGTCAAGAGCCTGACCCTGCCAAAATGCCGCTGGAATCTTCTGCCTTTCCTGAAGAAGTCCAAGTGGCATTTTTTGTGTTTTCCCTTCTTTCAGACAAGTGGGAGGGAATGTCGGGAACTTATATGGGTAAGTGCTGGGAAGAATTAGAATATATTTTTGAACTACACTCGATAGAAAACAGAAGAACAGTTTTCTTTTTTATGAAAATATATGAAAATATTATAATAAAGTACAAAACAGAAGAATCAGAAAAGAAACGAAAGGCAGCAGAAAGAAAATCTAAGTCTGCAGGGGGTGGAAAAACCTATACCCATAATGTGCGTGGCTAATGGCAAAGAATAAAGTTGAAATTGATGTAAAAGTAGACGATAAAGGTACTACTAAAAAAGTAGGTCTAGGGGCTAAAAAAGCTGCCTCAAACCTTGATGCCGCCGCCAAAGCTTCTCGGACTGCCGATAGAAACTTAAAAGGAGCTGCACAAGCTTCGGCAAACGGCACCAAAAACTTCTCAAAAATGGCACAGGGTATATCAGGGGGCCTTGTCCCTGCTTATGCAACTCTTGCGGCAAACGTATTTGCAATAAGTGCGGCATTTAACTTTCTTAAATCTGCTGCCGACTTTAGAGTTATAACTGATTCTCAGATCGCTTTTTCGTCTGCAACAGGCGTGGGTATTCGCAGCATTTCTAAAGACTTACAGAAAGCCTCAGGGGACTTAATATCCTTTACTGAAGCTTCTTCCGCAGCCGCAATAGGAGTATCTTCCGGACTTAGTTCAAGCCAGCTAAAAGGCTTTGCTGAAGGCGCACAAAACGTTTCAGTAATACTAGGCAGAGATGTTACCGACTCTTTCAATCGCTTGATTAGAGGTGTAACAAAAGCAGAACCAGAACTTCTAGACGAACTAGGTATTATTCTTAGACTTACAACTGCTACTGAAAATTATGCCGGTATGTTGAATAAAAGCGTAAAAGACCTTACTTTGTTTGAGAAAAGCCAAGCCGTGGCCGTAGAGGTACAATCACAATTAGATAAAAAATACGGAAATGTAGCTGATGCAGTAGAGTTGCAAGGAAACGCTGTAGCTAAATTAGGTATTGCTTTTGAAAAGGTTTTAAATCCTATAAAAGAGGTTACAGCAATATTCGCAGAACCTACGGCCAAATTCTTGTCTGAAAATATAGGGTCGTTGGCAGCAGCTTTAGGATTTTTGGCTATTCCAATTATTAAAGCTGTACTACCTGCTATGGATGAATGGGAAAAGAAAACGAGAAAAGCTACAGATAAAATTAAACAGGACTTAGAGGACACCACAAATTCAATCAAAGAATTACAAGATGCTCAAGCACGCTTAGCAGTGGCGGGAAAAGATCCCGGAGTGGCAGCTACTCAAGCCGTAGAAGGCGTAAAGAGTAAAAGTACTGGAATACTAAAACTACAGCAGGGACAGTACCAAGCATTAACAAAGAGAGAAATATCTGGTTTATTAACCCAAGCCAAAAAAGGCCAAGGGGCAGTTACTCAAATGTCTAAGAAGATGCAAGCTCAATATATTGCAGCTCTTAAAAAGATGCAAGGTAGCACAAATAGCTCTTTTAGTGCTATGCGGAACGGAATGAGTATGTTTTTTAATTGGGTCAGTATAAGGACTAAGAGAATGGAAGTTCGGTGGTCGCAGGCGATGCTTGCGATGAAAGTAGCCACAAGAGGATTCGTAGCCGGCGTCAATAAACTTATGAAAGGGTTAGGTATAATAGGCGTTGCATTGATGCTAAAAGATTTAGCAATGGCGGGCGCAAAGGCAGTGGGGGTATTCAAGGATGACGACGCCACAATAGCTACGGCAGAGGCATTAGAAGAGTTGGCTGGTAGATTAAAGAATACTACAAAAGAATTTAAGCTATTTGCAAAAATTCAAGAAGACTTTGCAAAGAAGGGCTCGGGGCGTACCTTAGAAAGTGTAGAAGCGGTATCTTCATACATAAGTACACAAGGTGGTGTTTTCGCAGACATAGCCTCTAAGTACCAAGAGCTAAAGCCCTTGATGGACGAAGGAGGTGTTCTAACCACCGGCGGTAAGATGCTTACAAATCAAGCAGATAATGCGGGCACACTTAGAGATTTAATGGAAAAGAGCCAAGAGGCTGCTAAAGGGTTTGTGGTGAGCTTAGAGGCTGCAAATGCAGCGAGTACGCCCCTAGGAAAAGAGCTCTATGATCTTGCTCAAGTCTTGGCCAAGGAAAACGGCATACAAGCACTTAGCGATGAACAACTAGAAAGATTCCAAGAACTTTTAAAATATTTTGGAGAAGTAGGGCAAAAAGCAAATCTTCTTCAGCAAAAGGAAGTATCAATAAATGAGCAGTATAGAAGGAGAGTTGCTTCTATTACTCAATTTAGTACCAGTGTCACCTCGTTAATAGAGGAAATTAAAGGCACTCTAGAACTAGAGAAAGAAGTTACTAGCGAGAATGAAGAACGTGTAGCTGCATATAAGACTCAGCTAGCTTTTCTAGAAAAAATAAGAGATGTCGAAGTAGATAGAATTCTTGCAGCAAAAAGACTAAAAGTACAAGAAGAACGATCCAAACGCGTTAATATTGGCGGGTTTTCTGTAGGAGTAACAAGCGGTCTTGCAGAGGAGCTAGCTCGCAGACGCGCCGCACAGAAAGCTCAAGATGATCTTACTGCCGCCGAGCAAAAGCTAGCCCTAGCACAGAGTCCAGAAGTAACGGAAAAAGATAAAGCAAAAATAGAAGAACTACAGTTAACGGTAGAGGCCGCGGCGTTTGCTTTAGAGAACCTAAATGCCGAGCTAAGTGAGAGTAATAGGTTTATAACAGACTTAGGACAGGGCTTTGAAGATAGTTTTACTTCAGCTTTTGAAGGAATTATTACAGGAACAACAAGTGTAAAAGATGCTTTTAAAAACATGGGTCAAAGTATTTTAAAAATGATAGCACAAATGATAGCTAAGATGATAGCTTTTAGAATTGTTTCTGCGATTTTTGGAGCTTTTACTCCTCCTGCATCAATGACAAGCGTTGGCGGGATAGACGCACAAAGTGGAGTAGCCGGAGGCATGCCTACTCAAGTTAGTTTTCTTAATGAAGACGGTATGGTAGGATCTTTTAGCACTCCTTCGGGCCGTACAGGAGGAATGTTTGAAAAAGTCCCTGGTTATAGTACGGGAGGTATAGCTAGAGGTAGAGATGCAGGATACCCAGCAATTCTTCATGGAACAGAGGCGGTAGTACCTCTTCCAAATGGCAAGTCTATCCCTGTAGAAATGGGCAAAGGAATGGGCCAATCAAATAACGTAGTTGTAAACGTAAACGTAGACTCTAATGGTAATGCACAGCAAAATACACAAGGAGACCAAGGCGGTATGAATCTTGGTAATGCAATTGCAGAAGCCGTACAGAAAGAGCTTCAAAATCAAAAACGTTCGGGCGGAATACTTAATCCGTATGGAGTAGCCTAATGGCAGTATATTCTTTTAAAATACCTGAAAATGGAATATCTAGTGGGGATCCAGGAGCTTCAGGAGAAAATATAACTGTAGACCGCGGTATGTCTAGACAGAGTACTCATAGAGTACTAACCTCTAAATTTGGCGATGGATATGAGCAGAGAGTTTTAGACGGTATAAATACAAAAAACGAACAGTTTTCCATAACTTTAAATAACCGTACAAGAGAAGAAATAAATAAAGTAGCAAGATTTTTAGATAATTATGCGGGAAAAGCTTTTGAATTTACTATTACAAATCACAATGCTGATGAGGTAATAAAAGTTGTTGCTGATAGCTATAACTTAGTATATATTCATACTGAAATTCATTCCCTACAAACAACGTTTAGACGGGTATACGAGCCTTAAATATGACAGACTTAATAGATACAGTACAACTACAAGAAATAGATGATGCAATTATCGAGCTTTTTGATATTACACTGCCTGCATACGAGGGCCAAACTGCTACAACTGTACATTTATTTAATGGTTTAGATGCAGGCACAGACTCTATATGGTTCCCTCCTAGAGCCGGGGTTAATGCAACCTTAAATGAGTACTCAGCATTTCCTATCCAA